AAGTGGACTTATACTATCGATTCTCAATTCTTTATTTACTGTGTTTTTTATTGGAACAATAGGAAGATGCAATCCAATTGTTTTACATTTATCATCTAAAGTATCTTTAAAAAACTCCTGAAATTGAACAGTTTCAATGGCTATTTTTATAGGTACATTTTCCTTTAGTAATTCAATATATAAAGCTATAAGTTTGTCTATCATAAGAGTTGCTTTTATTTTATACATCTTAACAGTTGCATAGAATCTTTTCCCGTCATATCTTAAAATAGTAACTGCAAAATAATCCCCTTTTGATTTTCCTAATGCAGGGTCAATTCCAACTGTTATAGCTTGAACATTTGGTGTGTAGTCGAATGTTTCATAATCGCTAAAAGTTGTACCATCTTTAGACAAAGGTTCATTCTGATATTCACTCATAAAAGAATCTTTATCCTCAAAGTACTCTTTTATAAGTTCTACTTTATCAAGAACGCTGTTGTCTAAAATCATGTCTTCTAAATCTTCATTAGTTAATGTTTGAGCATCAAGTTCATCTAAATTAGAGGGGAATTGTTTTACAAGCGGAAATCTAAAGCTTTCAAAATCTTTCCTATTTTGTATTCTTGATAATAAACTATCATGATGCAATTTTGTACCAACAATAATAAGGTTGTAATCAAGACTTTCTCTTGATGGTAACTTCATAATTGCTTTTTTAAACCAGTTATATAACTTATCTCTTTGTAACTTGCTTTCTACATTTTCATCATTTTCAATATCATCACAAACAATTAAGTCGGGTCTATGTCCTAACCAGTTACCCCCTCTTATTTTTGTTCCAGCTCCATAAACTATAATTCTAAATTTAAGTTCACCACTAAAAAATATGATTTCTTTTTCATTCCAGGTGTCACCTTTTTTGATTTCAAAATCTGAAATTAGCAGCTCATTATCTTCTAGCTCTGTTGTTATAAATTCTAAGGATTCCATAGATACATTTATTGTTGAACTAATAATGGTTGTATGTCTTTTTTCTCTTCTAATTGCTGTTTTCCAAAGAGTGTGAAGTCTTGAAATTATTGTAGTTTTTGCACCACCTCTATATGCTTCAAAACTTAGTTTTCTATGTTTCTTGGTTAAGTTATCTATATTGCTATAAACATATTTTCTAAAATCACTTGTTTCTTCTTTTGATATGTAGTGTGAAAAATAAGTTTGAACTGCAAAATAAAAATCTTCTTTTGCTTTTTTTACTCTGTCTTCTTTTCCTTTATCACTTAATCTAGGTAAACTTTTTAAATAAGACTTTAATTCTTGAGGTGACTGAGGTATCATTTTCTTATCACCCTTTCAATGATTTTATCTGCATTATTACTCAAGAATTCAACCATCATTTTATTATCATCTTCTAGCGCCATTTGAGAAAGTTCGTAAATAGTTTTACTTACTGCATCAATAATCGCGCTCTTACAATCATTTTTCAAAGGTGCTTTTAGTTTGTAGTAACTATTTGCATATTCTTTTAATAGTTGTAGTCTTTTTGTTGGGTCTTCAATTTCATCTAGTTTTTTTAAAGCATCTTCAAAGCTTCTTATTAGTGTTGTTAAAAACTCCTTTTCATTTAACTTTACTCCACTTGGGTCTATTGCTTTTGAAAATGCTAAATCATCCCAGTCTATACCATTGTCTAAATCTTTCTTTTTATGATTGTAAAAAGTAGCTCTACTTATGCCAACTATATTACAAATATCTCCTATTGATTTTCCCTCAATATAGTACTTTTTTATTGTCTGTGTTTTTTTATCTGCTCTCATGGCAAAACTTTAATATATAAAAAGTCTAATTTTGTCCAAATATATAAGTATGGAAAAATGGGCTTTTAATTAATGGAATAATGCTTTTTTTAAATTTCAAGGAGGTCAAATTGAATCATGGATTACGGTTAAAAAAACAAATAGAACTAAATTTAAAAAAAGGTGAAAAAATAAAAGTATCACCTGTAGGTGAAGTTATTGGATTAGATGGAAGAGCTTTTAAGATAGATGGTGAATCTTTACTTAAGAATATATTGATGGCTGATTTACATATTCCACTAGATATTAATCATGGCTTTGATGAAGCTGTAGGATGGTTTGAAAAAACTAGCTTTGAAGTAAAAGAAGATGGACTATACGCTTCTTTGGAATTAAACAATAAAGGTCAAGAGCTTATAGATAATAGAGCTTATAGATATTTATCACCTGTTTACATAATGGGAGAAAATGGTTTTGTGGTTGGTCTTGATAGTGTCGGATTAGTTAATAGACCAAATCTATTAAACAAAGAGTTAAATGAAAAAACAAAAAAGGAAAGAAAATTGGAAGAGCTAGAAGAGTTAAGTAATGATATTAAAGCTTTAAGAAACGAAATTAAAGATTTAAAACCTAAAGATGAAACAAAAACTGATGAAGCAAAAAAAGAAGAAAATTCATCAAATGATATAGAAGTTATTACAGCTGCTATAAAAGAGATGAATAAAAAGATTACTTTACTTGCAGGTAAAACAAACCTGGAGGAAAATGATAAAAAAGTTACTTTGAGTGAAAATGATAAAAAAGTTGCAGATTTACTTGGTCTTTCACATGAAGAATATTTAAAAAATAAGGAGTCTTAATGGCACATTTTGAAGAAACGAGTATAGGTTTTAAAACTATATTTCAAAAAACATTCAATGACACAAACAGTAAAGCGAAGAGATTAGCAACTGAGGTTAAATCAAATGATTTAAGTGAGAAATATACTTGGTTGGGTAATTTCCCAAATATGAAAGAATGGATAGGTGAAAGAGATGTTAAAGCTCTTACTGATTTTGGATATGCACTTGAAAACAAACTTTTTGAAGCATCTGTTACAGTTCCAAATATTCATATTGAGTATGACAAAGTTGGACTTTATAAACCAGCTATTGAGCAAATGGCTATTAATGCTAAATTGTTTGGAAGTGAATTAGTTGGTGATGTGTTAGTTGCTGGAACTACAGGGCTTTGTTATGATGGAAAACCATTTTTTGCAAACGACCATATTATTGGAACTGATACTTATGCAAATATGAGTATAGGTGTTCTTAATAGTGAGAATATCATTGCAGGTCGTACATTTATGCAAGGTATTAAAAATTCAAGCGGTAAAACTTTAAGAGTAAATCCTAACTTGATAGTTTGCGGACCTTCAAATTTATCTAATGTTATTACAGCTTTACAAAAAGAGTACAAAGCAGGTGGTGAAACAAATACTACATACAAAATGATGGATTATTTAATCTTACCAGAAATAACTGGTGATGAATGGTTTATGCTTGATGTTGCAAAACCGCTAAGACCTTTTATTTTACAAGTTGCAAAAGATGGATTGTTTGAAGCTTCAAATGATGATAAATTTATGAAAGACCATGCATTGTTTGGTGTTAAAAGCTTTATGAACGCTGGTTATGGATTGTGGCAATTAGCTTATAGATTTAGCGGAACAGCTGCTTAAAGGTTAAAACATGAATGAATTGGAAATAAAACTATTAGAAAAAGCGCAGCGTGTACTTTTAAATCCGCAAGAAGTTACAGAAGATATTGTGATTTTAAGTCTTGCTGAGGCAAATGATTTGATAGATAATAAACCAATTCCTCAAACACTATTGCTTGATTTAGCTCTTCTTAGAATTAAAGAAAATTTGAAGATAGAGCTAACAGAGTACGAGCAAAAAAACATTTTAAGCATATTGAACAGAGCATCTAAGATTAGTGTGAGTGAGTCAAATGAAGTTAATAACTATAGTGTTGGCTATGGAAAAAGGGAATCTATATGGGATATTTAGAAGCGTTTAAAGCCATAGAAAGTACTTTTACTGAAGCAATAGTAATAAGTGATGGTGGAAAGATTAATCAAAACGGTACTTTTATTTTTTACAATGGAAGTAAACCTGAAAACAAAGTTATTGATGTGTTGAGTTTCACTGTAGCTATTGCTGCAAACACTTACACTCAAGAAAATGGTGTTATAAAAAAAGTTGATGAAATGCGTGAGCTAGGTTTAAACTCTGTATTTGATATAGATTTTAAAGGAAGTAAAGGGGTGAGCTTTGAAAATAGCTCGTTATATATAGTTGCTTTAGAGTTTACTATAAAAATAAATTTAAAGGATAATCATGAGATATAAATCTCTAAGAATAGCAATTATTGCTGGTATGGTTGTGAAAATTGGTCAAGAGATTGAATTAAATGAAAAGGTTGCAAAGCCATATATTAAAGCTGGTTTTATTGAGGAAATCAATGAAGATACATTAGGTGAACAAACAGAGCCTGAAGTAAAACAAGAAGATACACCAGGTGAACAAACAGAGCCTGAAGTAAAACAAGAAGAAAAGAAAAAAGGTAAATAATGCAATCTTGGGAAAATATCGCAAAAGTTGGAACTATTGTAGAAATTCACAGTGAACATAAAGCACTAGCGAAAATAAAAGTAAGTTCAAGAATAAGCGATTTTTTACCAATAATCATGTTTGCTAACTCTTTTAAGCGAAAATGGGAGCCTATAAGAGTTGGTGAGCAGGTTACAATCATTTCACCTTTTGGGGACCCTAGCTATGGTTTAGTTATAAGGGGTGTTTTTAACTCTGATTGCAAAGAACCACAGGGTGCATCTGATACATGTGAAGTTGTAGAGTATGAAGATGGTACTAGATTTTCTTATGATACATCTTCAAAGCTTTTACTTATTGATGCAGTTGGAGACATAACTATTAAAGCAGGTGGTAATCTAAAATTTGATGTCGCAGGTTCTATTGATATTGCAAGTGGAGACACTACAACTATTAAAGTACCTAAGTTGAGCATTTTAAAGAATTGAGGTTTTTATGAAAGGGATTTGTAGAGACAACGATACAGCAGGTGGAGATTTAATTCCTACTCAAGATTTTGTTTTTGTTGATGGTAATTTGGTTATTGTTGATAATGACCCTGTACAAGGTCATGGAGTAGGAGAACATGCAGGTCCTACTATGATAGCTAGTACTGCAAATGTTTTTATAAATAATATTAGAGTTTGTAAAGCTGGTGATTTAGCAACTTGCGGTCACCCTGCAACTGGCTCTTCAACTGTTTTGATAGGTGATTAATGTATTTAACAGATATTGAAAAATCTATTACTAGGATTTTAGAAACGCCTTTAGGCTCTAGGGTAATGGAGCCTACTTTCGGTAGTGAACTATATTTGTTGATTGATAGAAAGATTGATGATATGTGGAATTTGCTTTTTATTAAATATGTTTTTGAAGCAATAAGTACATGGGAGAAAAGAGTAAAAATACAGACTGTTAATCCTGTATTAGCTGGTGAAAAAGTTAAATACACTATTGAATATTTAGTCGTTGATACAAATGAAATCGTGAAGTTGGAAAGATTATGGAAATAGAAAAGTTAATAGAAGAGTTTGACTATCAAACTATAAAAAAAGAAATTCAAACAGATATTAAAAACGAGTTTAACAATGATTTAACTTTTATTGAAAGCGATAGTTTCTCTTTGATTGTTGAAGCTTTTGTTTATAGAGAAATGAAACTAAGAGCTAGAATTAATCAAGCTATTAGAGATGCATTTGCAATAATAAACACCGACGACACGAACAACACCGCAGGAAGTGATTCAGCATACAAAAGAGCAATAAGAGAAGTTAGCACAAATATCGATGATATTAAAATCTATAGTTCAATATCTGGTGTGGTTGAAATTATTTATCATAGTGATGAAGATTTAACTACTGCTATTTTAAACCATTTGTACAAAGATGAAGTAAAGCCATTAACTGATGTTGTAAATGTTAGCAAGGCAGAAATATTAAAACTAGATATATCTATCAATGTAACTGTTTATTCAGGAACTGATTTGGTAGCAATTGAAACTAATATAAAAAAAGCTTACGATTCTTTGATTTTTAAAATTCACGAAAATCTAACTAATTCAAAAGTTATTAGCTTGGCGCATATTGATGGAGTTCATAGAGTGAGTAGTGATTTTATTGATACGAATATTTTACCAATGCAAGTTATCGAAATTGAGAATATAAACATTTCTTTTGAGGAATTAGTATGAGTTTACTACCTTTAAATGAGTCAAAAGAATTACACAAATTAGATGAGTACTTTGGTAAAAGAATAGATTATCTTAATCAATTAAATTTAATAGTGCATCCACTTTATGTTGAGAAAAAATACTTAAAACTTCTTAGCATAATTTTAGATATTGATATTGTAGGTTTAACAGAAAGTGAAGCAAGAGAATTATTGTCTCTATTCATTGAGTTACAGAAGTATGCAGGTACTGTTTATGTCTTAAAAAAAGTGATGAGTATTTTTTTTAATGATGTTGTTCTTGATGACCAAATTGGTAACTATGAATTTGATTTTAGTGTTGAACTAAAAAATGATGTTAGTGCTGAAAAACTAAATAAGATAAAAACTCTTGCAAATA